CGTGCCTCCGATCGTGGCTTGCTGATGATGCCGGCAATACGTGCCACCAGCTGCTCATTCGTTTCTCCCTGCGCCATGCCGGTGCGAACCTGCACGCCAAACCGGAAGGCTACATCAGCAGCCATACGCGACCACCAGTCCGCAGACGGCGCACCCTGTATCAACAAGTCATTCGTCAACGTCCGTATCACGTTCTGCGGCAGCAGACCTTCGATCATCCGAACGCCCACAGCCTTGTTGATGATGCTGGCGACCGCTGCTCCTTCCACACCCATTGCTTTGCTCAGGAATCCGTCCATCGCCTTGCCCATTAGGCGCACCTGCGCGTCAATGAGAGCGCGAATGTCCCGCAGCACGGCCGCGAGGCGCGCCGTCGCCGATGCAGACAGGCGGGAGCGCGCGAGGCGCTCCGTGAGGTCTGTCTGTAGCTCGCCGAACATCGGATTGAGCCCCATCTGTGCGCCTGCCGCCACCCGCAGCAAATCAATGCTGTGGTCGGTGAAGTCCTGCGCCAGTTGGTCGCTCAAATTCATCTCAGCAAGGCTTCCCGGCGGAGCACGAATCGTTCTTTGCGGCTTCCTTGTGCGCCGACTCCATCGCCGTCATGTTCTTGTCGCCCTTGTCGCAGGCTGCACCCTTCGCGCAGTGCCCTTGGCTCAGGCTGCCCTTCGTGTGGATCTTCGCTGCTTCGGTTGCGGCTGCTGCGGCTGGCTTGTGCATCATTGCTCCTTCACGTCGATGATGATGGTGCGTTCGTCTTGCAGACCGGACGTCGTGGTGATGCGACATACTGCCTTGTATGATGTGCCGGCAACTCCTCCACTAATGACCTGTGACACGATGCCGCCGCCCGATACCACAGCGCTGCCGACTTTCGTGAGGCCAGCATCCACGGTGATGGTGGCAGATTGGATTGTCGTCGCCCCTTCTTGCAGCAACCAATCCGTCCAATACCACGCATAGTTGCGTATGGCATTGGGGTCCGCATCGATATGAGGAAAGCCATCCGATTGGTACACGTATCCTTTCACGCTATCATCCTTTCACTCACTGGCTCGATGTACAAGGTGGCATTTGCTGGCTCGATGGACAAGGTGGTGTTGGTTGGCTCCACATACAGCGCCATCGTTGGCGTGGCCGAGGCGCTGCTGCTGAAGACGATGATGTTGCCGACCACGCCTTGCGAGGCGACGCCAATTGGGATAATCGTCGCGCTGGTGCGAATCGACGGCGCGCCGACTGCCCCAGTGGACGCTACGCCTGTGATCTGTGGGATAGCATCGACGCGCAGGCCAATGGTCCCTACAACCCCCAGCGACGCCACGCCGGTAATGCTTACAGTCGTGTTAGTGGTCCCGGCTGCATTGACCGTTCCGACGGCTGCGGCTGACGCCACGCCGGTGATGAACACCTTTTGGTCAAACGCGATATTTGGCGCGCCAACAACGCCAGCACTCGACACGCCAACCAGACCAACGGTGCAATCAACGCGAATCGACGGCGCGCCCACGACGCCCGCAGACGACACACCAGCCGGGGAGACCACGGTGCCAGACAAAATCGTCGGCACGCCCACGACGCCCGCAGACGACACGCCTGTTGCGGTGAGCTTCCAGTCATAGTTGATCTGCGGGACGCCAACCACGCCCGCACTGCTAACGCCGGTGATGCTGACCGTCTGGTTGCCTGTTCCGGTATCGACGGTTGGGGTATTGACTGCGCCTGCGCTCGTCACGCCCGCGATCGCAACGGTGCAATCGACGCGAACGGACGGAGAGCCAACCACGCCCGCAGACGACACTCCTGCCGGAGAGACTACGGTGCCCGCTATGACGGACGGAGAGCCAACCACGCCCGCGCTGTTGACGCCAGCGATGGCAACCGTACAGTCAATGCGGATCGCCGGAGCGCCGACTGCTGCTGCCGAGGCGACGCCAGTTGGCGTCAACTTCCAGTCATAGGTGACTGTCGGCACGCCCACGACACCGGCGCTGCTGACTCCTGTGACCGTGACTACCGTGCCAGCGATGACGCTTGGTGATCCAACCACGCCTGCAGACGATACACCCGCGATCGCAACGGTGCAGTCAACCTTGATGCTGACCGATCCAACTACGCCAGACGAGGTGACGCCAACTGCTTGATGCGTCCAGTCATACTTGACCGTTGGCACGCCAATCGCGCTGGCTGACGCCACACCAACGATCACTGGGGTGCTGTCTACTCTGATTGCTGGCGCGCCGACTGCTGCTGCGCTCGCTACGCCTGTGGGCGCATACGTGACGCTGCGGTTGATTGCTGGCGCGCCAACCACACCGGCAGACGATACTCCGGCGATGACGACGGTGCAATCGACTTTGATTGCTGGTGCGCCAACAACACCTGCGCTCGATACAGCTGGTGCGGTGAGCGTCAGATCGCCGGAGGTTGTTCCAGCGCTGGTCTGGAACGCATCCTCTTGGAATGCTCCCGGCTGGAATGCGTCTGCCGCAACCGCTGCGCCAACAGAATCGAACAGGAAGATGCTGCGCGATGACGGCTTGTCCCACAATGACCAAGGGTGCAGGGAAACTTCATCAATTATGTCATTTGGTACGGCGTAATTCCAGACCGCTCCCGCCAGAGAAAGCTGCGGGGTGTTGATGGAATACATTGAGCCAAAGGTGACGCCGGGTGCCGGTACATATTCGGTGGTGCTGCCGGACCCTGTTAGCGGACAATCTACGCCGTCGCAATAAATGTGCACCGTCGCGCCACTGCGCGTGGCGAACCAAACGTGCGGCTTGCCATCGTTCCAATTCGTTCCCGTGGTGGCGTAGTCCACGTTATTGCCGCCATGGTAGCAGACGAAGCGCATCATGCCGCCACCGCCACCGTTTATTTGTAGCGTGCGCTGGTCGTAGTTACTGCCTGACGTTGACTTTCCTTCGTCGCCAACTTGCAGTACGTTTTGCGCAGCACCATAGGGGTGCTGGCCAAACCACATCATCGAGTACGTGTTGCGCGCATCGGTCCACGGCTGCACCAACGGCCAAGTCACACCAGCGTAGGTGTTGGCGACGTTGGCGACGCCAATGCCGTATTGGTTGGCTAATTGCTTTACGCCAATGTCGGCATAACCGGAAAAGTGGGCGTCTACATAACCCACCTGCATCCCGACGCCACGCGGGATCGTGGCCACGGGTCCGTGGCGCGAGTTGTCAACCGTGGATTTGAGACCGGTGAGTCCCGGCGCGGCAAGGAACACCAAACCTTTGCCAAGCCGTCCCTGTTCCGGCAGCAATAGCTGATTCGGTTGCGGCTGACGCCAGCCAAGGTGCTTTCTGTTGAACGGACGAGCCACGACTTATTGGCTCTTGGCCGCGACCGCCTTCAGCACGGCATTGGCGTTGTAGGTGTATCCGCTGCGGTTGATGAGGTATGGCTTGTAGAGCAATGGGTACAGGTCAATCGCCTGCGTGGCGAAGCGATAACTGGTGTTGTAGACCGGATTGTGCAGGTCATTTATGAATGAGCCAACGTAGTGCTGAGGGCTAATGAAGTCGGTTGATGCGTTGGCAATGTCCACGTCCGCAAAGTAGGTGCCATCGACAGCTGGGACCAGAAACAATTCAGCGACAACAGTGCCGCTCACGACGTTAGTCAGGGGCGTTGTTCCCCACTGCAACGCAGACAACTCGAATATCGCGCAGAACATTTCCTCCGCATTCCCACCGGCACGGCAATCGAGATTGGCGGAAGCGTTGGCAACCCCTCCACCATTGCTCACCAGTGCCGCTAGTGCCGTGGTCAAAGTTACTGCTGCCTGTTCCGCCCACTTGGTCATGGTTATTTACCCATCGCTTTCTGCACTTCGTCCGGTGAAATGCGGTATCCGAACACCGACGACACAACCGGAGGACCGCCGCTGCTGAACAGCAACTCCAGCCGCGTCGCCAGACGCTGCGCCACCGCCTGCAACGCCAGTGCTATGTTGGACGGAAAGATGGACGCGAAGCCGTTGCGGATATTGACTTGCGTGGCGTCCACCATGCTGCCCTGCGTCAGTGATGAATAGGCATCGCGCGCGCCCGCCGACAGCATTTGAAATCCACCATTTCCACCAGCAACAGGCGTTGTCGTCCAGTCAATCGCCCCTTTCAGCGTGTCGATGGAAACTGAAGGCAACCACACCAGCGTTGCCGAGTCAGCGTTGTAGAAATTGGCAACCGTAGGCCAATCGGCAGATGCCACCGCTGCCGTCAGTGATCCCTGCCCCTGAATGTCGGTCTTGAGTGTTGCCAGTTGCGCCGGAGTCATTTCTTCACCTGTGGTGGTGGGTTGAGTGCCGCCAACAGCGCGACAAAGTGTGCGTTCATCTGCTTCATTTCCGCGAGGATTTGAAGCAGAAGTTGTTGATGCGGATCAGCCTGCTTGCCCATGTCAGTCTGCGACGCGCTGACCGACATCGTTGCGCTTGACCTTCTTCGCCTTGCTGTGGTCCCAGCCGTGCTTGTCGCCATGCGCCGCCCGCTTCTCGTAACGCGCAGTAATCAGGTCGGCCTGCTTCAGTCCTTCGCGTGCGATCTTGTTCATGCCTTTCAGCGTGACGCCCTGCACCATGACGCCGCCATCGACGATCTTGGTCTTAGCCCCGCCGTCGCACTGCCGGTATTCCGACAATTCCAACTTGTACGGGCCGTGTACTTTCGTAACCGATTCGTCTTGTTGGGACGCCACACTCAGCACCTTCAGTTGCTTCTCGTGGTTGTCGAGCACGTCGGCCATCGGCACGGCTGACAGCGTTGTGGACGCAAACGCCACGTCCTGATCGTCCATGGTGTTCGTGTCCATCGTGTACGTCAAATCACACGTCTGCGCCAGCGCGAAGGACGAGGCAACAGCCAATACCGCAAACATCAGCAATCTCTTCATCGGTCTCTCCTTTTGATTACATGATCACCTTGCGCTGCGTCATGCATACGCAATATAGCATCGTGCAAACGATTTGCCGCAGCATCAGCCTCCAATAGCAGCTTGCGATCAACAAAGAGATTCAGCCACGCCAACGCAACAAACAAATCTGCTGCAGATTCCAGTACATAATCCAGCGATGTAAACCGCTCTGGATCAGAAAAGACAGTTACAAATTTATCATCCACGCTTCGTCAGTGTTACGTGCAGATCCAGCGCTGAATTGCTTAGGTGCTTAATGGCATACTGCTGATACTCTGCATTACGCACGGCCACATCTGGGTCCATTGAGTAGCCATAGCTGAAATCGAAGTCACATTTGATGCCGTAGTGCTGCAGCTTGTTGTCTTCCATCCACTTCGCGTTGAAGTAGAGGAAGGACTGCTCGCAGACCGGCGGCCATTGGTGCGTCGGATCTTGGATCGCGCGATTGCTGTTGTGATGCGGGACGGCGATCGCCATCTTTGCTCCAGCCTTCAGCACCCGGAAACATTCTTCCATGAATCGGATGCGCTGCGCGCCGGTCAGATGCTCGAAAAAATGGGAGCAGCGAATCTCGTCCACCGTTGCGTCGTCGATAGGCCACGGAAATGCGTTGAGATCATGTGTATAGTCCACCGCTGCACACGCGGCGATGTCGATCCCATAGTATCCCTCAGCCTTGTTGTCGCCGCAGCCTAGATCGAGGCGCAGTGGCTTGCCTTCTGGCGCTTGGATGCGCTTCGGGACGATCGCAGCGCGCGTTGCTTGCTCTACCATGTTATGTCCTGCCCCAAGTCATAGTGTCCAACCTTAATGCTGCAGTCGATTGCAGCACGATATCCGTGCTTGCGGAAATCGGCCCATGCGTACAGGTCTTGCGTGGCGCAGCCTTCGGTCGTGCTGGCCGTCGTCTTGAACCATGGCTTCCGCAACTTCTCGTCCTTGAACAGCGAGGTGCGGAAGAGCGTGAATCCCATACCGGTGCCGCAGCACTCGATGAGCGCATTGTCGCGCGGTGGTTGCGGCTTGAAGTTGACCGGATGCTCCGCCGGATTGCCCCAAATTTGCGCCACTCCACCATAGCCCTTGGTGAAGTACAGACCGCCAATGGCCGCATACTCCGGGTGATCTTCTGCCGAGCGCAGAATGCGCACGAGGCCATCAGGAGGCGGCACGTTGTCGTGCTCCAGCGTCAAGATGTACTTGTACTGCGACAGGTCCGGGTGCGCAATGATCGCCTCGATCGTGCGTGAGTACGCATCGCCAACTTCCATTCCCACGGCAAACAGGCGCACCACCTTCTGGTTGGGCGGATTCATCAGATTGAGCCAGGAGGCCACGGCCTTCGTTGGCACGCTGCCGAGCGCAGGCACGATGATGATGGTGCTGAGGTCGCGGTATGCGCCCTCCGCCTCCAGACGCGTGATGGTGGCGTCCAAATCAATCGCATGGCGACCGGCATCATAGGACGAGAGGATTTGCGGTTGCATACTCAGGCCTTACACATCAGCTTGATAAACTTCAAGCTGCGCGGATCGAGCCCAAGGCTGAGCAGCTTGCGACGGCGTGCTGCTTTGCGCTGGGCGCGCGCATCGACATCAGTGCAATAGCAGCAGGGCATCGTGATAGACTCTCTCGCAAACTTGATTGGACAATTATGCTTCACGGAGCAGCTGGAAGTACGGACGCTGCCCGGACGCCACGGTGTTGATGAGCGACATATCGAACGCGGACACCGTGGCATTGGTCGTGGCGCTCATGATGCCCAGTCCCGGTTGCAGTTGGTGCGTATTCTGGGACGCGGTTCCAAACGGCGCCACCACGGACCCGAATTGCGACAGCACGACATTGCTGCCGACCCACGACACAGCGCTGCCCGCAGTCGTGGTGATGCGATGCAGACCCATCACATAGTTGCCTGCCGCCAATGATCCAGCAAACGGAATGTCAAACTGCCGCAGTCCGGTATAGCTCACCGTCGCGCCGGGAGCTGTGGCGCCGCCGCCCGTGGTCTGCGTCGTCAGCTGCTGGGACGTGGTGGTTGAGCCTTGCGGATAGCGGAAGTTGTGCGACACGCTAGACGAGTTGCTGGTGCCGCTGATGCTGATCTGGTAATCCCACGTCGCCAGAGTCTTGACCACACTTTGCAGGCTATTGCTCGACGCACCTGTGCCACGCTTGTAGATGACGACATCGAGTGTGTTGCTGTTCGCAGCACTCGCGCCATACGCGCCAACACCCGATGCCAATGAGGTCGTGCCGATCGTCTGCGACACCCACAGCCGCATCTTGTCGAATGAGATGTCCTCCGGGCATACGAATGGCGACAGGTACAGCGTGCCCTGCGCCAGCGCCGTGGTCTGCGTATTGACCAGAGGATACGGATCAAGATATGAGATTGGCGCTGCAGCCTGCCCGTAGATGCCGATTGAATTGCTAGTGCCGCTCAACGTGATGTTGTTGCCGCCTGACAGCACGTATCCGCCAACGACCGTAACGCCAGCCACACCCGCCGTATTGCCCACCAGAGTGATGCTCTCCGTCGGCGATGTTTGATTCGCGCCAACGATGCTGATGCTGCTTAGATTCGCCGACAACGTGATGTTGTTGCCGCCGAAGAATGCGATGCCGGCAGACGCAGCGATCGTGCTGTTGGCACCGCCGGTGTTGCCAACGATGGAGTACGTTTCACCCGGAGTCGGCGCGATGATCCCTATGCTGCCGTTGGAGCCCGACAGAGTGATGTTGTTGCCGCCGCTGAATTGAATGTTGCTGCCGCTGACCGTCGATTGGCCAGCCGTATTGCCCAGCAGCGTGTAAATTTGATCATGGGCACTATTCCAATCCGACGGACGCACGTAGGACGTGGCCGTGCCATCAGCCACCGTGTCGTTGTAATGATGAATAATGCCCATGATTGTCAGACGCCCTTATTGCCAGAGCCAGTCACCGCCATGGACGGCGACGTTTCCGGCAGATCGAGTGGCTCCGCCTTTTGGATGTAGTTGACGAGGTTCGTCAGCTTGGCGAGGTAATTCTGCTGACGATCGTAATCAAACTTCACCAAATTGGTCGGGATGCGCGCGCTCTGGGAATTCTTGATCTCGTCCCGCGCGATGATCGCCAGCTGAATCGCATCGAACACCGATTCATTCTCCGTTTCCGCCACCACCGGATCAGCAGGCAGCGGCATTTCCGTCGGCCCAGTCTCCGGACAGTCCAGCAGGGGCTGGCTGACGACAAACGCCTGAAAGTCCGTCATCGCCGCGAGGTAGGACACCAAACGCGTGATGTCGAACGGCATCATCTGTGAGATGCCACTCGACTGCGACTTGTCGAGCTCCATGATGATGCGATTCCAGCGTCGCACGATGCTGCACACGTCGATGTTGTATGTCGTGACAGCGGCAGTGCCGCCAACAACTGCTAGAGCCATGATCTACTCCCTTTCAGCGTTAAGGTGCGGGTGCAGGTGTGATTGCGGCAATCGCCAGCACGGCGGCATCGAGCGTATCCGTTGCTGACTTCAAAGCTGCGGTTGCTGCCGTGACTTCGGCCGCATCAACGTGCTCTGCTTGCAGCTTCTGGATCGCAGTCACTGCCTTGGTTACGGACGCAGACGTTGCTGCAATCTGCATCTTCAATGCATCGGTTTCAGTCGTCATCTGGGCTATCTCCTTTTGGATTGAGGTCAGCAATAGCAGCGCGAGCGCCAGCTCATTCTTCGCAGCAAGAGCATCAAGTGCCTGCTGCGCCGGATTCGATGGTGGTGCCGCAGAGGAGCTTCCTACACCCCACCACGGCACCACCGGTGCAGCAACAGCTGTCATTACGGGGCGGGTGCGGCATCCGTACCGGCGACAACAGCGGCGGCCAGCGCATCAGCCCGTCCGCCAATGTCGGCAGCCAGTGCATCGATCGCCGCTTGATTCGGAGCCAGCGCCGCCACTTGCGCGGCCAGACCTTTAATCAGCGTCACAGCCGAGTCCACGGCCGAGTCATTCTTTGCTACTGCTGCTGTCAGTGCATCGAGAGTTGCCATAATCTTTGCTCCTTGAGTTAGTACCACCTTGACATCCTGCTGCAAATCAGCAATTCCTTTCTGAATCGCAGTCAGGGTTTTGAGGAGCGAATTGTCCTCGAACACAATGTGATGAAAGAGATCAATCTGCATCACGTCAAACGCAAAGTCGCGTTCGTTGAATCATTCGTCGGCATTTGAATCGTGAACGTGCCCGACGACACCGGCTTGTCCGCGCCGAAGTCCAGAATTGCCACAGCCTTGTTCGAGGCGCTGCTGTTGTAGATCATCGCGCCGCGCGAGGTGAATGTCGCACTCGTCCAGTTGGGATTGGCGCTCCACTGCCAATACGCAATCGCGCCGGTGACTTGTGGCGTGACATTCTGCGCAGCCGTGAACGCGAATCCAGGCCGCGTGTAGCCTGATGCCGTGGCCAGCTCGTCCGCTCCCATTTCGGAGTAATTCGTGCTGCCTGCTCCGGGTGAGCCAGCAATCGACGCCTGCGCCACGTACAGCGCGACCTTGAAGATGTGGCCAGTCGTGATGGTGAAGTTGTGCACGGCTTGCGCCAACTCCGCCTTGAATGACGCACACATTGCACTACCAGCAAGACCAGCCATGTCCTAGCTCCTAGGTTGGGAGTTGCGCCGATCCACCCATCTTGAGTGCATCTGGCGAAACCTTGACAGTGTAATCCTGCCGCATCACATTACCGGCAGCATCCTTGTACCACGTATAGACCCCAATGCCGCACGGGATCACCTCTTCAGTCTCTGTCTTGATCCACGAAGGATCAACAGCGACCACATCTGCGCCCTCATTCAGTTGCACTTCGTTCATTGCCCTTCTCCGGGTGGTGGTTGATTGCCACTTGCTGGCGGTTGCGCGAATTGCGCGAACATCTCCTGCTGCCGCATTGCATTATCGAGCTGCTGCGCCTGCTCATCTTGCAGCAGCAATTGCTCCTTCTCAGGATCGAAGTCCTCACCCAAGATTTGGCGCCGCTTCAACTCTGACCACGCCGTAGGCTTGCTGATGATGCCGGCTGTGTTGAGCGTCGTGATGTCGAGTGCTGTGCCCTCGATCTCATTGCCGCCAAACGCATCAGCAATCTCCACCGTGCCGCCACCAGCCTTGATGCTGAGGAAGTCTGCGGAAATCTGCAGGCAAATCTCAATCGCATCTTCCAAACCCTTCGCCACAGCACGAAGGCCAGCATTGGTCTCGCTGGAATCAATCGCCGCAGCCGTGGCCGTCGTCTGGCCAGCATTCTCCACACGCAGCTCAAGGCCAGCAGTCTGCATACGCTGCTCGATGTCACCCAAGTCCTTGCGTCCCGACTCCAGACCTTGCCCACCTTGGGTGACCGTGCTGGCTGTGCCTCCTGTTGGCAGCACCAGAACCTTGTTGGGTCCAATCTCGACGCCAGTGCCGCTATCCTCAACACCGGAGATCACCAGCATATCGAAGCGGGCGAAGGACAGCGCCCTCTTTTGCTCAGAAAGGCTGATCCAATGCTCCTGATTCATCTCAGCCAACGCCCGAAGGGGCGGTGAGCCATCGAAAAATGCCTTCCGGCATGCGTAGAACGGGACAAGCGGAATGTAGCTGAGGCTCGTGCTACCTTCCTCAATGACCACCCACTTGACGCCTGTAATGGGGTTTGCTGCGTCCTTTTGCTTCTCCCAAACACGCCACGATCCGGGCCGCAGCTCACGGATGCGCTCGGAAATCTTCTCGCCATACTCACCCTCTGGCACGGCGACGTTCTCCTTGATGCGCACCAGAGTTGGGATCTGCTGACCGCCCACATTGGAGTCGCGCCAGCCAATCACATTCTCCGCCAGCACCAGCACCCAGTACGGTCGCGCGCCGATGCGCTTCTGATCGGCCATCGTGGCTGCGCCCTCAGCAGCCGCATTCGGGAAGTCCACCAGCACGAAGCTGATGCCGTCCACAAATGCCTCCTTGACCATGTCGATGCAGAATGGCGTCAGTGCGCGACCTTCGCCATCGATGTTCTCACACAGCTTCTGCAGCTCCGGCGGAACGTCTTCCTTCAGCTCCACCGGCTCACCAAAGAATTTGGCAGCCTGCGCGGTGATCGTCATCTCAAAGGCGTTGTAGAGGAACGCATTCTGCAGACGCGACTCATACGCATCAGACGACTCGACAGGATGCTTGGGCAGATACTTCTCGCCTGCTGCACGCATCGCTACCGTACCACCCATCAGAGTGCGTGGCAGCTCGCGCCGCAGCGCACCCTCGTCATAGGTGAGGCTGGTCTTGGCAACTGTGTCGTCCCGCGCACCCAACGTGGAGACGAAGGGCACGGCTGCTGACTTCGGCATGACCGAAGGGACAAAGGAGACGACGTTGTTGGCCATGGTTGGCTACCGTTTGCCGCGAAGGATGGTGTTCATCATCGCATCAGAGTGGAGCGTGCGCCCATTCTCATAGCTGGCCAGCGTCTTGCCATGCTCATACCAGTCGCTGCGCCCCAGCTTACCTTGAGAATTCCACTGCACGTGCTGCACGTAGCCTTTGCGACTCTCGTGCCGCGCTGCTGCAAACACCTTCAACGCAGAGCGATTCTCAATGTGGCCTTTCGCATTCTGCTTCCGAGCCAGTGCTGCTGCCTCTCGTGCTGCGTCGGACCAAGCCATCATTTCCCCCAGCGGCGGACGTTGTCGGGATACTGTGTCAGAGGCAGACCGAGATTCATCGGCCCACCCTCGACACCATTGCTAGGCTGACGCGCGGGTGGCACGGCAGTGACATCGCCGACGCACGCCAAACGCGGAGTCAGGGCAGCAGCAGAGCCTGCGGGCATCGGTTTGCTCTTCTTCGCCATCACTTCTTCCCTTTCCGGCCTTTGGCCGAGAGTGCTGCAAACTTCTTCTTGCCATACTTCTTGCGACCAATCGACGCAGCCAAGGCTCCAGGATCAGATGCACCTCCCTTCGCAAGTTTGCTTTCCAGCGCCTTGAAGCGCGCGCCACTACCCAGCTTTGCCTTTGCCTTAGCCACGTCGATGGTCTCCTATGGTGATTACTTCTTCTTGCCGCCGCCCTTCTTCTTCTTGCATCCCATCATCTGCTCCTTGGTTTGGTATCCCATCATTTGCTCCTTGTGGAGCCACGTTGAACGGGTTGGATGGTCCTGCGTGCTGGTGCTGGCGCGACCTTCGATGCCGGACCTTTGGTGACCGGATCGATCGTCATGCGATTGCCGCTGCTGATCGTGCTGGTGCGCGCATTCGGCACTGCCACTTGCGGACGCGATACTGGCGGGTGCGGGAATTGCACCTTGCTCAGAGTGGTTGCCCGATCTGCCATTGGTGCGTGACCAGCATACGGCTGCTGAGGCGCTTGCCCTGTGTGGTGCGCTCGCGTCATCTTTGCCGCTGCCCTTGCCTTGTCGCTCCACGTCATGGTGTCTCCTTGTAAGGCGCTTGCTAGCGCCAGTGCTGATAGGATCATGTCAGAACATCTTGAAGTCTTGCACAATCGACTTGACAATCGGATACTCTTTGACCATGTAATAGCCCAGCGCATCAGTCAAGTGCGTCAGCTTCTTGTCGATGTTCTTGTCAATCTCGCCTGCGCCACCCTTCAGCAGCTGCACGCCTTCCAAGTCGTGGATCGTCATAGGTGCTTCGCTGCCCGCGACCATGCAGCGGATGTCACCAGTGGCGCTCTTGAGGCGAGAGTTGAGTGCGTTCACTCTGCTGCGCTCTGGGCCATTCTGCCCAGGCACTCGATACTCCACCTGCCCATGACCGAAGTGCTTGCCCAGCTCGATCTTGATCAGATCCCAGTCGCTGCCCGCAATCTTCGCACTACCACGGTTGCCGCCCGTGGAATCGCCATAGCAGCGGATCAGCCCTTGGTGCTCGCCCCAGTCTGCAATCAGCTTGCGGCACACAGCAGGCGTGGAGCTGTTGCGCGGGATATGCACCTCGCCTATGATGCCTGTGCCATCAAGGCCATTCGGCAGCACCTGCTCCTGCACGATGACGGCCACACCCGGCTCAACGTTGAAGTCAAAGCAGAAGCCAATGGGTGCGCGCGGATTGTACGTGAGGTCGCCGGTATGCGTCTCAGCAAGGAATGGATAGTACGCACGGCCGACGAAGTTGACGAATGAGGCGTTGTACTCCTGATCGAACACCAGCTCATCGAGGTTGCGCCGCGCCGACTCAATTTCGTGCGCCGGTAAAATGTCAGCACTCGGCCACGTAAAGCAGGACCACTCTGGATCACCGCTGTCGCGTGCGTAGCGATACAGGTCATAGTAATGGTTGCGTCCTTCTGGCACGCCAATTAGATCGCACCAGCCATTCCGGTCAGCGAGCGCTGGACGCACATTCTCGCCCCACGCCTGCGGCTTCATGTTGCCAAACTCATCGAGTATGCCGCCATTCCACGGTGAGCCTTCCATACGCTCTGGCTTGTCCATGCCGACGACG